GGACACGGTGCAGTTTCAAGGGCAGACAATTTAACCGTTATCTGCCCCGACTGTGGCACACGAGAGGCCCTCGAAAGCATTGGTGTTGATGAGAAAGAGCAGGAGAAGATACTCAAGACAATTCACAAAATTTGCATTTAAATTTTCCATTTAATTAAATATTGAAACATATCTTAATATTTGATAGAATTGTTATAAAATAACTGATATTGAAATGGAGATATGCAATGAGATGTATATACTGTAATGCCGACAATAACTTAACAACATCTGATATTATCACTTATGCTATTACTGGTGCTAAATTAACTAAATCTTTTGTGTGCAAAAGACATAATGCTTTTACTAATGATAATTATGAAAAAAGATTTGTATCAGATTTAGCCTTTTTTAGAAACAAACTGGGACTTAGTACTCGTAGTGGAAAAGCAATTCAATACAAAGCTGACTTAGAAATAAATGGCAAAAAATTATATGATGTAAAACTTAGTGACAGAGAATCTTTGTTTAATCCTAAAAAAGTTGTATCTGGTTTTAATGATAACGGAGATAAAGTCTTATTTTCAGAGAAAGGTAAACTAAATAAAATCGCAAGTAATATTGAAACTGTCGATGTAGGAACAATAAAAGAGCAAAAGACTATTAAATCTGATGATTTTATTGGCTTTTATGCTTTACATAGTGTTGCAAAAATAGCTTATGAATGGTATTGTTATATCAATGGTATTGAAAGTTTTCAAAAAGAATTCAATGATATAGTGAATTATATTCTAGGAAAAAATCAAGATGAATTAGTAAAAATAATTATAAAAGATAGTTACTATTCTAACATTGCTAAATTATCAAATATTGGAACGAACATACTTTTCCAATATGATGCTCCCGACGGTTTTAGATATGTAGTATTCCATTTTTGGAATGCTATTTCTTATAATGTTAGAATTTGTAAATCTCCTAAAGATAGCCTTGATATAAGAAATATTAGCTTTATAAAAACTTACCATTATGATATTAATGGAAACAAATCAGAGGCAGGATTTTTTTGTAAAGTAAATTGTACTGATATATTTGATAGTACAAGTGCTAAAAAAGTTAATGCAATAATATGGGAACAATTCAGTTATCGATTATCTCACTTGTTGACAGATTTCACATTAACAATTGAAAGATTAAAAAAAGAAGTAGATCTATTAGAGAAAAATTTACATAATTATGATATTGATAGAATTAGTATTGACAAATTAATAAATTACGAAGATCCCGTTACATTAAGCACAATAGAAATCATAAGAACACTGTACATTAATAAGTCTAAATATAACAAAGGTGAATCTTTTAATAAAAATCTTACATTTATTTTAAACACACCAAATCATACTTTGCAAAAGACATCAATCGATGACAAAAAATATGTAGAAAAACTTATTGAATTGGATAAACAAAATAAATTGTCTGATTACATACAAGAAAGCATAATATTCTTTTATGAAGTATATGAAAACGAAAAAACATTAAAGCAACAATAATAAGATGATGGTTGCCATCACTTTTCAGTGCATAAACTTGATTTTTTCACAAGTTTGTGCTGTGTCCCAAAATATTTTGAAAGAGATAGATTCTTCAAACTAAACATCAACGCACAAAAGGCATCACATATGTGGTGCCTTTTCTTATGCCGTGAGGAGGTGAGATTTTGAGAAAACTTAAAAATTATAAGCCGACAAAATTTAAAGCAAAGGACAGCTATTACGATAAGGAATACGCTGACTTTGCCGTTGCCTTTATCGAAAGTCTGTGCCACACCAAAGGCACTTGGGCGGGTAAACGGTTTGAGCTTATGGACTGGCAGGAGCAGATTATTCGTGACCTTTTCGGCATTTTAAAGCCTAACGGATATAGGCAGTTCAACACTGCATATATTGAGATTCCGAAAAAGAACGGCAAGTCTGAATTAGCTGCGGCTGTTGCACTTCTGCTCACCTGCGGTGACGGTGAACAGCGAGCCGAGGTTTACGGTGCGGCTGCTGACAGACAACAGGCGTCAATCGTTTTTGATGTTGCCGCCGATATGGTGCGAATGTGTCCGGCTCTGAACAAAAGAGTAAAGATACTTGCATCACAGAAAAGGCTGATTTACGAACCTACAAACAGCTTTTATCAGGTGCTATCCGCCGAGGCATACAGCAAGCACGGCTTTAATGTTCACGGTGTTGTGTTTGATGAGCTGCACAGTCAGCCGAACAGAAAACTTTATGATGTCCTTACAAAGGGTAGCGGTGATGCGAGAATGCAGCCGCTCTTTTTTCTGATCACAACTGCCGGCACAGATACACATTCAATCTGCTACGAGGTTCATCAAAAGGCACAGGATATTATTGACGGGCGAAAAATCGACCCTACATTCTATCCTGTCATTTTCGGTGCTGATGATAACGAGGACTGGACAAGTCCGAAGGTCTGGAAAAAATGCAATCCATCTCTGGGTGAAACTATCGGAATGGATAAAGTTAAAACCGCTTGCGAATCAGCAAAGCAAAATCCGAGTGAAGAGAACTCGTTTCGACAGCTAAGACTTAATCAGTGGGTTAAGCAGGCTGTTCGTTGGATGCCGATGGACAAATGGGATAAATGTTCCTTTGCAGTCGATGAAAATGACCTCTGCGGACGGGTTTGTTACGGTGGACTTGACCTTTCAAGCACAACGGATATTACCGCATTTGTGCTTGTATTTTCTCCGCTTGATGAAGAGGATAAGTATGTTATTCTTCCGTATTTTTGGATACCCGAGGATACGCTTGATTTGCGTGTAAAGCGTGACCATGTTCCGTATGATGTGTGGGAGCGACAGGGATATTTGCAGACCACGGAGGGTAATGTTATTCACTACGGCTACATAGAAAAATTCATTGAAAAGCTCGGTGAGAGATTTAACATTCGAGAGATTGCATTTGACCGTTGGGGTGCGGTTCAGATGGTACAGAACCTTGAAGGTATGGGGTTTACCGTTGTTCCCTTCGGTCAGGGATTTAAGGATATGTCACCACCCACAAAGGAGCTTATGAAGCTGACGCTTGAACAGAGAATTGCACACGGTGGACACCCTGTACTCCGCTGGAATATGGATAACATATTTGTCAGAACTGACCCTGCCGGCAACATAAAGGCAGACAAAGAAAAATCCACGGAGAAAATTGACGGTGCGATTGCTACAATTATGGCACTTGACAGAGCAATTCGCTGTGGAAACAATAACTGTGCATCGGTTTATGATAATAGAGGATTGTTGTTTATATGACATCAGTCAATTTTTATGCAGATATATATGAGCATAAAAAGTAAATATATTTTTCAAAGCATCTCAAAAGAGGTGTTTTTCTTTTGCCCATTTTACGAAAGGAGTGGTGGTTTTATGGGTATTTTAAGCGGTTTGTTTCGTTCAAGAGATAAGCCAAAAAACAGCACGGTGGGCAGCAGCTACCGATTTTTCTACGGTCAGAGCAGTGCAGGCAAATGTGTGTCAGAAAGAAGTGCAATGCAGATGACTGCGGTATACGCCTGCGTAAGAATTTTGTCCGAGGCGGTTGCAGGACTTCCTCTCCACCTTTACAGATACAATTCTGGCGGGAGCAAAGAAAAGGCACTTGAACATCCGTTGTATTTTCTTTTGCACGATGAGCCTAATCCCGAAATGACTTCATTTGCTTTTAGAGAAACCTTGATGACTCATCTGCTTTTGTGGGGCAATGCCTATGCACAAATCATAAGAAATGGCAAGGGCGATGTTGTTGCCCTCTATCCTCTTATGCCGAACAGAATGGCAGTTGACAGAGATAAAAACGGTAATCTTTACTATCAGTACAACACAAGCTCCGATGACGCAAGAACAATGAAAGGTGCAACGGTAAGGCTTTCACCGTATGAGGTTTTGCATATTGCCGGACTTGGATTTGACGGACTTGTCGGATACTCGCCTATTGCAATGGCAAAGAACGCAATCGGTCTTGCCATTGCCGCCGAGGAATACGGTAGTAAGTTCTACGCAAACGGTGCGTCACCCAGCGGTGTGCTTGAACATCCGGGTACGCTTAAAGACCCGTCAAAGGTTCGTGATTCGTGGAATGCCGCCTTTGCAGGAAGTGGCAACAGTCATAGAGTTGCCGTGCTTGAGGAGGGACTAAAGTACACACCGATTTCAATTTCACCGAACGAGGCGCAGTTCCTCGAAACCAGAAAATTTCAGATAGATGAGATAGCTCGAATTTTCAGAGTGCCTCCGCATATGGTGGGTGACCTTGAAAAATCGAGCTTTTCTAATATTGAACAGCAGTCACTTGAATTTGTGAAGTACACACTTGAGCCGTGGATAGTGCGTTGGGAGCAGTCGATTTCCCGCTCCTTGCTTTCAAGAAACGAAAAAAGTTCGTACTTTGTGAAGTTTAATGTGGATGGACTTCTGCGTGGTGACTATGCAAGCAGAATGAGTGGCTATGCTACGGCAAGGCAGAACGGATGGATGTCGGCAAACGATATACGAGAACTTGAAAATCTCGACCGTATTCCAACGGAAAAAGGTGGCGATTTATATCTTGTAAACGGAAATATGCTCCCTCTTAACAACGCAGGAGCATTTGCAAATATCAATAACAAGGAGGAAGAAAATGAAGAAATTCTGGAAATGGACGAACCTGACGGAAAGTAATCCGACAGAGAGAATTTTGACTCTTAACGGAACAATAGCGGAAGAAAGTTGGTTTGATGATGATATCACTCCTCAGCTTTTTAAAAGCGAGTTAAACAGCTGCTCGGGTAATATTACAGTTTGGATTAACTCTCCGGGCGGTGATTGTGTGGCTGCGGCTCAGATTTACAATATGCTGATGGATTACAAAGGCAATGTAACCGTTAAGATTGACGGTATTGCCGCAAGTGCTGCATCTGTAATTGCTATGGCTGGAAATAATGTGATGATGTCCCCTGTTTCAATGCTTATGATTCATAATCCGGCTACGGTTGCAATGGGTGACCACAACGAAATGCAGAAGGCTATTGAAATGCTTGAGGAGGTCAAGGAGAGCATTATAAATGCTTATGAAATCAAAACAGGAATGAGCAGAGCAAAGCTTGCCCGTCTTATGGAGGAAGAAACATGGATGAATGCAAAGAAAGCCGTTGAACTCGGATTTGCAGACAGCATTATAGAACCCGACAAGAAAATTAATGAAGATGAAAAGGAGAAAAACAAAGCATCGGATTCTATCCTGTTTTCACGCAGAGCAGTGAGTGTGGCTCTTCAAAATAAACTTAAATCACACTATTTAGCAAATGCCGGTGCTAACACAGGAACAGACATCACAGACCTTGAAAAAAGACTTAATTTATTAAAACCTTAAGGAGGAATTTTACTATGGCTAAAATTAACGAACTTCGTGAGAAACGAGCAAAAATTTGGGAACAGGCAAAAGCATTTCTTGATTCCCACAGAAACGAAACCGGTATTCTTTCGGCGGAAGATACCGCAGCTTATGAAAAGATGGAAAAGGATATTGTTGACCTCGGTCACGAGATTGAGCGTCAGCAAAGAGCAGACGACCTTGAAAGAGAGTTAAATCTCCCGACAAGCACACCGCTTGTTTCAAAACCCGATAACGTCAATCGTGAGAGTAAAACAGGCACAGCTTCTGAAAAGTACAACAAAGCATTCTGGAATCAGATGAGAAACCGCTCAACGCAGGAGGTCAGAAACATTCTCAGTGAGGGTGTTGACAGCGAGGGCGGTTTTCTTGTACCGGAAACCTTTGAAAACACACTTGTTCAGGCACTTGATGAAGAGCTTGTAATTCGTCAGCTTGCACATACATTTACAACAGCGTCAAACGCACACAAAATCCCTGTTGTTGCCACAAGAGGTAAGGCAATGTGGACTGAGGAGAACGCTGCAATCACCGACAGCGATACATCATTCGGTCAGAAAACAATCGGTGCGCATAAGCTGTGTGCTTTAATCAAGGTATCTGAAGAGCTTTTAAACGACTCTGCATTCGACCTTGAAAGCTACTTTAATCAGGAGTTTGCAAGACGAATCGGTGAAGCTGAAGAGGAAGCCTTTGTTATCGGTGACGGCAGCTCAAAGCCTTATGGTATTTTCAATGATACTGAGGGTGGCGAAGTCGGTGTAACGGCCGGCTCAACTGTTAATGTTACGGCTGATGAGATTATCGACCTCTATTACAGCCTTAAAGCACCGTACCGTAAGAATGGTGTATGGCTTTTAAATGACAGCACTGTAAATATTATCAGAAAGCTCAAGGACAGCAACGGTCAGTATTTATGGCAACCATCTATTAAGGATGGTGAAACCGACACACTTCTCGGTAAGCCTGTTTACACATCTTCATCAATCGCAAATGCTGCATCGGGTACAAAGCCGATTGCATTCGGTGACCTTTCCTACTACTGGATTGGTGACAGACAGGGTGTTACCTTTAGACGACTCAATGAGTTATATGCAGCAAACGGACAGGTAGGTTTCCTTACGACAAAAAGAGTTGATGCAAGACTTATTGTTCCGGAGGCAGTTAAGATTCTCAAAATGAAGGGTACAGTTTCTACAGGCGGTTAAGGAGTGCTTTTATGACTGACAGGCTTTTAGAAAAAGTAAAGCAGAATCTCATACTTGAACATTCTGAGGACGATGCACTTCTTGAGCAGTACATCACTGCATCGGTTTCCTATGCCGAAAGCTATCAACACATTGATGAGGGTTACTACTCCACACACGCAATGCCTGCAACTACCGAGCAGGCAGTTATTATGCTTGCGAGCCATTTCTACGAAAGCAGAGATGGCTCAACGGGGGGATTCTTTGCTGACAGCACAAATGCATCGGCGCAGGTGTGGAACACGGTCAATTTGCTTTTAAGGCTTGACAGGAACTGGAAGGTGTAGATATGAGTTGTGGAAAGATGAACACACCTGTTGAAATTATGAAAAAGGTGATTGAAACCGATGATGAGGGCTTTAAAAATGAAAGGCTGAAAACGGTTGCAAGAGTGAGAGCATATCGTGAGGCCAGACACGGCAGTGAACGGTGGGCAAATATGGCGACATTTTCCGTTGCGACTGACCTGTTTCGCCTAAGGTGTATTCCGCACATTGAGGTTACAACCGATATGCTCATCCTTCGTGACGGAAAGCGGTTTGAAATCACCTCTGTTGAGAATGTAAAAGGCAGAGGAATGTATCTTGAAATTCTCGCAAAGGAGGTTGAAGCAAGTGGCTAGATGCACAATGAAAATGCCGGAGGAGTTTTTACTCAAGATTTCAAGACTAGGTGACAAAACAGATGAAGTGTGTGAAAGGGTACTCAATGCCGGTGCTGAGGTTGTTCTTAAAAAGGTGAGGACAAATCTCAGAAATGTCATCGGTAAGGACACAAAAACGCAGTCACGCTCCACGGGTGAGCTTGAACACTCGCTCGGCGTGTCCCCTGTTTTATCGGACAAGAACGGCAATTTGAATATCAAGATAGGCTTTTCAGAGCCGAGAACAAATGGTGAGCGCAATGCAAAAATTGCGAGCATAATTGAATACGGCAAAAGCGGTCAGCCACCAAAGCCGTTTATGAAACCCGCAAAATCAGCGTCACGCAAGGAGTGTATGACAGTTATGATTAACACGCTTGATGAGGAGGTAAGAAGCATATGAGTTTGCTTGCTGAAATCAAGAGTATTGCAGAGGGATTGAACATCAAGGTTGAAACAGGTGTTTTTTCAGGCAAAGCACCTGACGAATACATTGTTCTCACACCGCTTTCGGATGGTTTTGATATGCACTGCGACAATATGCCGACCTTTGACAGACAGGAAGTGAGAATTTCTATATTTTCAAAGGGTAATTACTCTGCACTTAAATACAAGCTTGTGACCGCTCTTTTTCAGAGTGATATTTCAATTACCGACAGACTGTATATCGGTTATGAGAGCGACACGGGCTATCATCACTATGCTATTGACGCATTAAAAACTTATGAACTGGAGGAGATAGATTATGGCAACAATCGGACTTGATAAGCTGTATTACGCAAAAATCACGGAGGACTCTGACGGAAACGAAACCTATGACACACCTATTCCGCTTGCAAAGGCGATGAGTGCGGAACTTTCGGTAGAGCTTGCCGAGGCGACACTCTATGCAGATGACGGTGCATCGGAAATTGTAAAGGAATTTCAGAGCGGTACGCTTACACTCGGTATTGACAACATCGGAACAGCCGTTGCAGAGGATTTGACCGGTGCGACAATCGACAAAAACAAGGTGTTGGTTTCCGCATCTGAGGACGGAGCACCGCCCGTTGCAATCGGTTTTCGTGCAAAGAAAGCGAACGGCAAGTATCGTTACTTCTGGCTTTACAGAGTGAAGTTTGGCATTCCTGCAACCAATCTTACCACAAAGGGCGAAAGCATCGAGTTTTCCACTCCGTCAATCGAGGGTACTGTGACAAGGAGAAACAAGCCTGACACGCAGGGCAAGCACCCGTGGAAAGCTGAAATTTCAGAGGACGATACAGGGGTCGCAAGCGATACAATCAGCGGTTGGTACACTCAAGTGTATGAGCCGACCTATGCTGAATAAATACGGAGGTGCGTTATGACTGACAGAGGAAGTATTATTAAAATTGGTGAAAACGATTATGAGCTTTTGCTCACCACAAGAGCCACAAAGGAGATTGCCAAAAGATACGGCGGACTTGAAAACCTCGGTGACAGGCTTATGAAAGTGAAAATTTTGAAATGGCACTTGATGAAATCATCTGGCTTATCACCTTGCTTGCAAACCAGAGTGTTATGATTTACAATCTGAAAAATCCGAACAGCAAAAAGCCTTTGCTTTGTGAGGACGAGGTTGAGCTTTTAACCTCACCGTTTGACCTTGCTGAATACAAGAATGCAATTATGGACTCAATGCAGAAAGGCACAAAGCGAAACATTGAAAGTGAGCAAATCTCAAAAAACACGAAAGTCGGGTAACAGACGCTGAGCTGTTCACCCGACTTCTTTATTACGGACTTGCACATTTGAACCTTTCGCAAGATGAGGTGTGGCTCATGCCATTTGGACTTTTGCTTGACTTGTGGGAATGTCATCGACAATACAACGGCATTGCAAAGCCAAAACGAGTTGCTTGCATTGATGATGTTATTCCTTATGGGGTTTGAATTATGTAATATTTGGCAATTGCTATTGAGTTATAGACAAGCGATTTTTCATATGATATGATTATATTGAATTTATAAGGAGAGGTGATATAATTGTCAAAAAAAACCGGAGAATGTGCTCTATGTAAAAGGAAAAATCAAGTTTTAAAATTGAGCCATATAATACCTAAATTTACTTATGAAAGAGAAAAGACTTATCAAAATTCTAGGTTCAGAAATTTTTTTAATCCATATGACGTTTTTCAAGACGGTGAAAAAAAGCATTTGTTGTGTGGTGACTGCGAACAATACTTTAGTAAGTACGAATGTGAATTTGCTAGGAAATTTTTAAATAAGTATTTAAAAGTTCCAAATCAATTTAATGATATTTCAGATTTAATTTATGATGGGATTAACAACTACATAGTAAGTGTAGCCTGGCGTATTCTTTACGATGATCTCTATATATACAACTCGTATGAGGGCGATTCAAACAGAATAGTATTTGAAGAACTTGAGAAAAGACTAAGAAAATACTTAAATCAAAATAGAAAAGATATTCAAATTGCAGATGAATATCCAAGTGATTTTGATTTTGACAAATTATCATTTGGTGAAAAAATAGCTTTTTGTGAGAAAGAAAATTCCACATTAGAAACGCTTGAAGATATTAGCTGTAATATTTTCACACTTAAACAATTAGGCTGTACGGAACCAATGATTAATCTAATTCAAGACAAAATATTTGGATATTGTTTTTGGTGTGCAAACACTAAAGATTATATAGTGTTTGCCATTGCAAATGGGTTAGCTATTACCGTGAAACTATGTTATCAAAGGACCATTAACATAAATCTTGATTCAAAGAACTTATGCATTTCCTCAGAGTCAAAAAACGTTGAAATTGAATTATATGAAGAACTCAATAAATATATATTTGATAGATTAGAAAAGTCAAAACCAATAGTTGATAAATTTCTTAATGAAAATAATAATAGAGAAAAAATCATAAATCGTTATCGTAACCAAAAACGAAAAAAATAATATATGTATTATAAAAAGAGTGACTTTATGATGTGACCTCAAAAAGTTAGACTTTATATAGCGTAGTAGTTTTATGACTGCTACGCTATTTTTATGCCCTGAGGAGGTGAGAATATGGCGGATAGTTTTGGACTTAAGCTTGGCATTGAGGGCGAAAAGGAATTTAAAAAGTCGCTTGCTGAAATCAATCAGAGCTTTAAGGTGCTCGGCTCTGAGATGAAGCTTGTGTCCTCGCAGTTTGATAAGAATGACAATTCCGTTCAGGCTTTGTCTGCAAGAAATACGGTTCTTAATAAGGAGATTGATGCACAAAAGCAGAAGATTGAAACCTTGCGACAGGCACTTGCAAATGCATCAGAGTCCTTTGGTGAAACCGACAGAAGAACACAAAGCTGGCAAATTCAGCTTAACAATGCCGAGGCATCACTCAACGGTATGGAGCGTGAACTGAACAGTAATAATTCTGCACTTGAACAGGCAAAGACGGATATTGAGGGTACAGAAAAATCTCTTGAAAAGGTTGACGGTCGGCTTGATGATACTGCCAAGAGTGCTGACGACATGGGCGATGAAATCAAGGACGCAGGCGACAAGGCGGATAAGTCGAAGGAGAGATTTTCAAAGCTTGGTTCGGTACTCAAGGGTGTCGGTGTGGCAATGGGTGCGGTTGTTACTGCGGCTGCCGCAACTGCCGTTAAGCTCGGCAAGGAGGTAGTTATTGCCTATGCCGACTATGAACAGCTTGTCGGCGGTGTTGATACACTTTTCAAGGGCTCATCGCAGAAACTGCAAAGCTACGCATCTAATGCCTATAAAACGGCAGGCCTTTCTGCAAATGACTACATGGAAACCGTTACAGGCTTTTCCGCAAGCCTCATTCAGTCGCTTGGCGGTGATACGGACAAGTCGGTAAAGTATGCAGATATGGCAATCACGGATATGGCAGATAACGCAAACAAGATGGGTACGGATATGTCGCTCATTCAGAATGCATATCAGGGATTTGCAAAGCAAAATTACACCATGCTCGATAACCTTAAACTCGGCTACGGCGGTACTAAAGAGGAAATGCAAAGACTTCTCTCTGACGCAGAAAAAATATCGGGCGTTAAGTATGACATTTCGTCATATGCCGATGTGGTCGATGCAATCCATGTTATGCAGGAGAGTATGGATATTGCCGGTACTACTGCAAAAGAGGCGGAGGGTACAATTTCGGGTTCGGTTAATGCGTTGAAATCCTCGGTCACAAACCTTGTGGTAGGATTTGGTGACGCAAACGCTGACCTCGGTGAGTTGTGTGAAAATGTTGTAACGGCATTTCAGACCGTGCTTGAAAACATCTCGCCTATTGTGGAAAATCTCGTCTCAGCCTTGCCGATAGTCATTACCACACTGCTTGAATCGGCAGGTGAAATGCTCCCCACGGTTCTGGAAACTCTTGCAGAATTGTTTGCACAGGTGCTTGAGGGATTGCTTCAGCTTTTGCCACAGCTGATTCCCGTTGCGGTGTCAGCCTTATTAACAATTACGAATGCAATTGTTGAAAATCTGCCCTTGCTGATTGAGTCGGCAACCTTGCTCGTAGCAACTCTCGTACAGGGCCTTGCAGATGCACTGCCTACACTAATTCCTACTACGGTCAATGCGGTTATGACGATTGTACAGGGACTTCTGGACAGCTTGCCGTCAATTCTTGACGCAGGACTTAAGCTTGTATCTGCTCTTGCACAGGGTATTCTTGATGCACTTCCCGACCTCATATCTAAACTGCCTCAGATTATTATGGGCATAGTTACATTTCTTTTAAATTCAATACCGCAAATCATACAGACGGGCATTAAGCTGCTGACCTCTCTTGTTAGTGCCTTACCCGACATTATCACAGCAATAGTTAAGGCTATTCCGCAGATTATCAACGGGATTATAAATGCGGTAATAAATTCAATTCCGCAGATTATTCAGGCAGGCATTGACTTGCTCATTTCACTTGTCAAGGCTCTGCCCACCATCATAGTCACAATCGTGAATGCAATCCCCGACATCATTTCGGGCATTGTTAATGCTCTTATTGACAATATTCCGGCAATAATTCAGGCGGGTATTGATTTGTTGATTTCGCTTGTTAAGAATCTGCCGACTATCATTAAGGAAATTGTAAAGGCGGTACCTAAGATTATTGAAGGCATTGTAAAGTCCTTTGGTTCACTTATGTACAAGATTGTTGAAATTGGCGGTAACATTGTAAAAGGCTTGTGGGACGGTATCTGCGGTCTTGCATCGTGGCTCTGGGATTCAGTCAGCGGTTGGATTTCGGGTATCTGGGACGGCATCTGCGACTTTTTTGGCATTCACTCACCATCAAAGGAAATGGCATGGGTCGGCGAAATGCTCGTCAAGGGTCTTGCCGGCTCTATTGACAAGAACGGTGATATGGCTGTTCGTGCCGCCGAGGGTATGAGCAGTGATGTTTCAAGTGTTATGAACTCACTTGCTGATGATATGAAAACTGCTTTGCCGACTGATTTCAGCATTGACGGAAATGTTAAAGGATTGGTTGATAATTCAAATTCTGCTGCTTTCGGCAAGAGCGGTCTTTCGCTTGTGCTGAATATTGCAAATTTTAACAACTACTCAAATGACGATATTTCTCAGCTTACAAACGAGATTATGGAAACTGCAGGTCAGTTTGCCAAAAGGAAAGGAATGGTATTTGCGTGAACTATTTTGAATACAACGGCATCAGGTCATCTGATATGGGGCTTCATATACAGAGAAAGAATGTGTACTCCTCGCCAAAGTATGACTCTTCCTTTGTGTCAATCCCCGGTCGCAATGGTAATTTGATTGTACCGAATCGCAGATATGAAAATACACAGGTGAGCTATTCTGTATATCTGTCTGCAAAGAACAGTCAACAGCTTGCTGACAGCATTACAAAAATCAAGGCATGGCTGTATGCACAGCCCGACAGGTATCACATACTAAAGGACAGCTATGACAAAAGATTTTTCAGATATGCTCTTTTTAACTCCTCGCTTGACATTGAAGATGAGCTTAACAAAATCGGTGTGTTTACCGTAAGCTTTAACTGCAAGCCGTTTAGATATGACATTGATGGTGAGTTACCGCACAGTATTGATGTGGTGCTGAATTTTCCGTATATGATTTTTTGCAGAATGGACGGTTCAAAGCTGGAAAACGACTGGAGCAACCGTTGGAATCAGACGGCAGACCTTGTTGTGCCGAGTGGTAAGAATATGTTTGTACTGAATACAAATTCGTGGACAGACGGCTACTGGGACTACTATTCAGATGCCGATAAGAGCAGAATATATCTTAAGGTAAACGAAAACTGGAAAAAGGAGAATGCAAGGTTTGCCCTATATACATTTATCAGTGACGAAACCGCATGGCATTCTCTCGAGAAGGTCAGCGAGGATATTTACAGAGTGACCTTGCCGTCAAAGGGTGAAACCGTACTTGTGAATCCGTACAGCTTTGAGAGCAGACCGCTTATTCATCTTAACGGCAACGGTGCGGGTACGCTTACCATTGATAACGAAAACGGCAGGCATGAATGGACTTTCAACAATATTGATGAGTTCATTGAGATTGACAGCGAAAAGATGTGCTTTTACAAGGACAACACGCTGAAAAATGATACGGTTACAGGCACGGGTTTTCCTTTGCTTGTAAGGGGTGAAAACAGGTTTATTCTCGGCGGTGGCATAACAGACGGTTCAGTATTTCCAAGGTGGTGTTCGTTATGATGCCGATTTTATACAGAGCAGATGAAACCGAGTTTGACACCTACGGAATCGGTGTGCTGTCGGACTGCACCTTTTGCAAAGTTACAGAGGAGAGAAACGGTGCGTTTGAATGTGTGATGAAATATCCTCTGCACGGTGCATTGTTTGATGAGATTAAAAACGACAGGGTTATACTCGTTAAGCCGAATGACACATCAAGGTCACAGCCGTTTCGCATATACAGAATTACAACACCGATGAACGGCATCATCACAGTGTATGCACAGCATATGTCATATGATTTGTCGGGCATTGGCGTGTTGTGCTTTGAGAGCAAATCGGTTTCACCACAGCTTGCACTCGAGAGGATTTTTTCAAGCACCTCATCACAGCACAGCTTTAATTGCAAAACCGACCTTTCTGCACCTAGGGCATTTTCAGTCGACAGGCCGATGAGCGTTCGTGCTGTTCTGGGCGGTACGGAAGGTTCAGTCCTTGATGTGTGGGGCGGTGAATACGAATGGGATATGCTTGATGTCATTCTCCACTCAAAGCGTGGTAAGGACAACGGTGTGGTGATTGAATACGGCAAGAACCTCACCTCACTTGAGCAGGACAATGATTTTTCATCGGTATATACACACCTTTTGCCCTATGCGGTTGTAAAGAACGGTGATACCGAAAATGTGGTTACTCTTTCGGAAGCCGTACTTCCTATTGTCGAAAAATATGCGGGAGAGAAAACCTTAATCAAGGACTTTTCGTCCTTCTTTAAGGACGGAGAAACCGTTACCGAGGACACACTTCGAGAAAAGGCGAAGTCATACATCAAACAGAATCCGTTCGGTGACGAAACTCCCACGGTGAAGGTGTCGTTTGAACCGCTATGGCAACAGCCCGAATATTCGCAGTTCCTCGAAAAGGTGAACCTCTGCGACACAGTGACCGTCAGACACGCAGATATGAATATTGAGGTAAAGACGAAGGTTATTGAAACCGTATATGACGCACTGGCCGAGAAATATTCATCAATCACACTCGGAACGGCAAAATCAAACTTTGTGAATACGGTTGCAGAAATCAAAAGTACAACCGATAAAATCAAAAAGGAAACCGACAGCTTTCCGTTACTTATGAATACTGCTATTAAAAATGCCACTTCGCTGATTTCAGGTCAGCAAGGTGGCTTTGTTGTTATGCACACGGATTCTGTTACAGGCAAGCCGTATGAACTTTTGATTCTTGACAACGAAAATCTGTACGATGCAAGGAATGTGTGGCGGTGGAATGTCGGTGGCTTAGGTTTTTCAAAGAGTGGATACAACGGCCCGTATGAAACTGCGATTACGGCTGACGGAAAAATCGTGGCAAACTTTATCACAAGCGGAACGCTTATGGCAAACATCATCAAGGCGGGAGTAATCAGTTCGGCTGATAAATCCTCGTGGTGGGATTTGGAGAGCGGTGAGGTTCACCTCAGTGCATATACAAAAACAGAGGATACCGACAAACTCAGCGACAGTATTGCTGAAATTACGGAAAGGACATCAACACTTGAACAGACCGCAGAGGACATTTCCTTTAAAATCAACGAGCAGTCCACGGGCGGAAAGAACTATCTTTTAAACTCATCGGCTCTCAACGGACTTTCGGATGATTGGGAATATTCGGGTTCAGTCAGTGTTCTTTCCGATACAGATGTAATCAGTCATACCTCTTCGGGTTCTGCTTTTGTACTCGGTGCGGAAAGCACCTTGTCGCAAAGTGTGTATAACTCGGTTGCCGACAGATCCTTTGTGCTGTCACTCAGAGCAAAGAAAAGCTATTCACAGCTTAGTGCATATATGTATGTTCAGTACAACGGAGTTAAAAGAGAATATCTTTTTAATACAAAGGACAGCTTTGACTGGACGGATTTTTCGGTTGTACTTCCAGATGTATCAGACGGTGAGATTACAGTATTTATTTACAGCCGTGGTTTTTCCCTTAAGGTAAGCGACCTTATGCTTACTGACGGAAGTATCGTTCAGCACTGGTCACCTGCACCAAATGAGATATACACAAACGAGGTAAAGATTGACCGCAAAGGCATTGAGGTTTCAAACAGCAAGTCCTCGCAGAAAACAGTAATTACAAACACTGAATTTTCAGGCTACTACAACGATGAAAAGATATTCACCCTAAACAAGGACGAAACTCAGACGAAGAAAACCACAGTTGACGGTGAGCTTACAATCGGCAGAACAAAGCTGATTCCGATGTCAAACAGTTCACAGGGACTCAACATTGTAATTCTTGATTAGGAGGCAATATGGCAAAGACAACGGTTGTCAATAGAATTGACACGATTTACATAGATACGGAAAATCCGACCGTATCAGTAAACACAACGGTAAATGACGCAGGTCTTAAACACAGCATTACGATTACCATACGAGGTATTCCGATAACTGGCATATCGGGACTTGCGTGGAACAAGGGGACGGCAAACAGGATTATTCCCATTCCTACGGACAGCAGAACGGGCATTTTAAAGGCTATGTATGAAGACAAGAGCGTTACGGCAAAGCTAACGGTCACCACATACAAGGGTTCAACCTATGTAGGCATTTCTGAAAGGAATTGTCAGATTGCAACCACCTCGCACAATTCAAGACCTGTTATTGAAGGCTTTATCTATCTTGATTCAAACATCAAGACAACCGCCGTAACAGGCAATACAAAGCTTTTTATTCAGAACTACTCAATTCTCAAGGTTACACCGCTCACTGCAAAGCCGAGAAATGAATCGAAGATTACAGACTACACGGTAAGCTGTAACGGTGTGAGCAAATCAAGTACAACTGCAAAGGAATTGAATCTTGGTACAATCACCAAAAGCGGTGATGTGGTGGTTATGGTCACGGTCACGGACTCAAGAGGTTACACAACGAGCATTAAAAAGACGATTACCGTTATTCCGTACAGCAGTCCGAATCTCAGTACGATTACACTAAGACGAACAAATGAGATTGAGTCGGAAATTCAGCTTATTTTCAACGGCTCATACTCACCAATTACAATTGACGGGGTAAATCACAATCAGCTTTTATCCTTTCGCTACCAATACAAGAGGACAAGTGATGCAAACTACGGAAATTTTGTTGACATTTTAAGCGACCTTAAAATGAACGGCACAAGCTATTCGTACTCAAATCTTCAGCTTATGAATCTTGATGTGAATATGTCATATGACTTTCATATTGAAATCCGTGATGCTATGGAAAAGTCGGTTATTACAGACCTGTACTATTTAATTCCGCAGGGCACTCCGCTTGTTGCATTACGCAAGCAGAAGGTAGGCATTAACAATCCAAACCCACAATCCGCACTTGATGTGACGGGTGAAATACATATGAACGGTTACCCTGTTATGGGCATTATACAGACCTCTGTTGAGGACGATGTCAGCCTTAACAGTCTTACAACGCAGGGTATTTATTTCAGACGAAGAGTACCGCAGGAGAATATGAACTATCCGGCACTTGTATTCGGTATGCTTGAAGTATTTTCTTGCAGTACAAATCTTGTGACACAGAGATATACGGCAAGGGACACTCCGTTTGATGTATATATCCGTTCAAAGGTGAATTCAAGCTGGAGCAAGTGGGTTAAAAAATAGACACAGGAGGTATTTATGAAACAGATTTGGAACAGCATTCAGACTGCATTCATCGCACTTGGAGGAACACTCGGGTGGTTTCTCGGAGGTGCAGACGGCTTTCTGTATGCACTCATTGCATTTGTAGTTATCGACTACATTACAGGAATGATGTGTGCCTTTGCCGACAGAGAGCTTTCGAGCAAGGTTGGTTTTAAAGGCATTTGCAGGAAGGTGATTATCTTTCTGCTTGTGGGGGTGGCGAATCTTCTTGATGTGTACATTATCGGCACGGGCAGTGTGCTGAGAACGGCAGTGATTTTCTTCTATCTCTCAAATGAGGGCTTGTCACTGCTTGAAAACGGAGCACATCTGGGACTTCCCATTCCCGAAAAGATTAAAAATGTGCTTGCACAATTACACCACAGAAGTGAAAAGGAGGACGACTGAATGTCATACACAAACAGCAAATTAGTTAGCTACACAAAAATTTCACCAAACAGAAACATCAATCGCAATCACAAGATTGATACAGTTTCAATTCACTGCGTTGTCGGACAGTGTTCTGTTGAAACTCTCGGTTCAATCTTTGCGTCCGCAAGCAAGGAGGCAAGCTCAAACTACGGTATCGGTTATGACGGCCGTATCGGAATGTATGTTGAGGAAAAGGACCGCAGCTGGTGCACCTCATCTGCGTCAAATGACAACAGGGCGATTACCATTGAGGTTGCGTCAGATACCTACCACCCATACAGAGTAAATGATGCTGCGTACAAGTCTTTGATTAAACTGCTTGTTGACATCTGCAAGAGAAACGGTATCAAAAGGCTTGTGTGGTCAACAAACAAGTCAGAGAGAATGAATCACCTTAACGGCTGCAATATGACGGTTCACAGGGATTATGCGAACAAGTCCTGCCCGGGTGATTACCTCTACAATCTTCACGGACAGATTGCAAAGGAGGTAAACGCACAGCTCGGCTTAGGCAGTTCAAAACCTGTGACATCAAAGAAAACTCTCTATCGTGTACGCAAAAGTTGGAAGGACGCAAAGTCGCAGAAGGGTGCTTTCTATGACCTTTCAAATGCAAAGAAATGTGCCAACAAAAACAGCGGTTACTCTGTTTTTGATGAAAGCGGAAAGAGTGTGTACACGCCAAAGTCATCGGGCAAAAAGTCAGTTGATGCCATTGCAAAAGAAGTAATTCAGGGCAAATGGGGCAACGGCGCCGACCGCAAAAACCGTCTCACCAAAGCCGGCTATGACTACAACGCCGTACAGAAAAGAGTAAATGAGATTTTATCTTAACAGACAATAGAACAGTATTTTAACAAAGCCAAATCCCCATCAAGGAAGTTTTATTCCTTGATGGGGATTTTTTGCTTACGAATAAATAATAAAAATAAAATTTTTCAAAAAGCGTCCTTTTAAGCACTCTCCCGTGGCTAACAGACAGAGGGCAACAATGCTCTCGGAAACGGAGGTGCAATATATGAAACACAATCTTCAAATCAGTGTTTCGGACAAACCACAAAGAAACAGTATGGTATCCTGCAAAAACATCACCTTGCGAGAACGATTTTTGCGAATGCTGTTCGGCAGAAAGCAGAAAATCACAGTCCTTGTTCCAAGTGATTCTATTGAGGAACTCGCCATTACCAAGGTTAAAAAAGGAGACAGTTATGAACAAAATAACAGCATTACTTGACGCGATTACCGAGGTAATCAAAAACATTGGCACACTTACAGAAAGTC